AGCGAATACGCCGCCCAGGAGGGCTAAGCCAGATGATCGGAATGGATCGCCACACCGGGCAACCCATATCCGGCATCGAGCATTTGCGACAGTCCATCGCGGACATCTTAAGTACGCCCCTGGGCAGTCGCCGGCACCGGCCGGAGTACGGCAGCAAGCTACGCCTGTTTGTTGACTTGCCAATCAATGCGGGCTGGAAAAGTGCGGTTCAGGCCGAAGCGGCCCATGCCCTCGGCCGTAATGAGCCGCGCCTAGAGCTTGAGCGCGTGACGGCGCTGTCGCTGCTGGACGGGAAAATCAATATGAGCGTTGCCGGCAATTACCTGGGCGACAGCTTTGTCTTGGAGGTAAGCGTATGAGCATCGTGGACTTGTCGGCCTTGCCGGCGCCGGAGGTGCTTGAGCCGCTGGACTTCGAAGAGGTCTACGACGAAGGGCTGTCGGCGTTTCGCGCCTATATGGGCGACAACTGGAATGCCGCGCTCGAAAGTGATCCGGTTTCCAAATTGCTGGAGGTTGGGGCATATAACAAGGTTGGTAACCGCGCCCGGGTTAACGATGCATGCAAGGCGCTGCTGTTGGCTCACGCCATCAAGGGTGACCTTGATCAGTTGGGCGCAAACGTCAACCTGCCACGCCTGGTTATTCAGCCCGAGAATCTGCTGGCGGTTCCACCGATGGCCGAAGTCCTTGAGGATGATGATCCTTATCGCGAGCGCATCCAGTTGGCCTATGAGGGCTTGACCACGGCCGGTCCGCGTAACAGCTACATCCTGCACGCACGTAACGCATCCGGCCTCGTGCGGGATGCCACGGCGGAAAGTCCGTCGCCTGCAAGCGTTACCGTAACGGTGCTGAGTACCGAGGGGGATGGTACGCCCACGCCGGAACTGTTGGCCACGGTGGCTACAGCTTTGAATGATGAGGACGTGCGGCCATTGGGTGACCGGGTAAAGGTCCAGGGTGCCCAAATTCTGAAGTACCGAATTGACGCCATCCTGCACATGAACAGCGCCGGGCCCGAAGGTGACGCCGCCTTGGCCGAAGCCAAATCCCGGCTGTCGAAATGGATCAACCCCCGTAAGCGCCTGGGCGTTGAGGTGGCGCGCTCTGCTGTGGACGCCCAGGTGCATGTTGCCGGCGTTTCTCGTGTTGAGCTGCCCGGGTGGGTCGACCTGTCACCCACAAAGGCCCAGGCCACGTACTGCACCGGTTACGACGTGAGGTTGGCGGATGAAAAGCCTGCTGCCCAGTAATAGCACCCAGCTAGAGCGGGCCATTGAAGCGGCGTTCTACGAAAAAACCATTGTTCCGTTACGCACGCTCTACAACCCCGATACGTGTCCGGCCCATTTGCTGTTGCATCTGGCGTGGGCCTGGTCGGTTGACCGCTGGGATTACCGGTGGAGCGAGTCGACCAAGCGGGCTGCTATCAAGGCTTCGTATTACATCCACAAGCACAAAGGCACGATTGGCGCATTGCGCCGCGTGGTCGAGCCGCTGGGCTACCTGATCGAGGTCGTGGAGTGGTGGCAGACGGCGCCCGAGGGCGTGCCGGGCACGTTCGCGCTGAAGGTCGGCGTTCTGGACACCGGCATTACCGAAGAAATGTACGAAGAGTTGACCCGGCTCATTGATGACGCCAAGCCCGTCAGTCGGCATATGACCGGCCTGGCGATCAGCCTGGAAACCACCGGGTACATCGGCATTGGCGCCTGTGTAAGCGAGGGTGAAGTGATCGACGTTTACCCACCAACCCCCCGCGATATCGAGGTGACCGGCACCTATGGCCTGGTCATGTGTATTGATGAAATTGACACCCTGGACGTGTATCCATGATTGATCAGAACAGTCAGTTTTTCGCCATCCTCACAGCAGTGGGTGAGGCGAAACAGGCAAACGCAACTGCCCTGGGCCAGCCCTGGACCTTCGCCCAAATGGGCGTGGGTGATGCCAATCTCACGGACCCTATTCCCAACCGCACGCACACGCGCCTGATCAACGAATGGCGCCGTGCGCCGGTCAATCAGGTGCGAACCGATCCGGCAAACCCGAACATCATCATCACCGAGCAGGTGATTCCGGCCGATGTGGGTGGTAAGTGGATCCGGGAAATCGGTCTGTACGACGCCGACGGCGACATGGTGGCGGTGGCCAACTGTGCGCCGAGCTTCAAGCCTTTGCTTGTGCAGGGGACCGGTAAGACCCAAATCATTCGGATGAACTTCATCGTCGCGAATACCGCGAGCGTCGTCCTGAAGATTGACCCGGCTATTGTCTTGGCGACCCGTGAATACGTTGACACTCAGATTATTGAAGCCATGGCAAAAATGGACTTCAAGCATTCGGTGTTGGTGGCCACCACGGTCAATATCGTCTTGAGCGGAATTCAGACCATCGACGGCGTTTTGTTGCCGGCGGATTCCCGGGTGCTGGTGAAGGACCAGATTCAGTCTAAAGACAACGGTATTTACGTCGTACCCTCTGGCGGTGCTTGGAAGCGCTCCCAGGATGCAGATGCCAGTGTTGAAGTTACGCCCGGCCTGTTTGTCAGTGTTGAGAAGGGCACGACCAATGGAGACAGCGTTTGGCAGCTTGTGACGGATGCGCCGATTGTCCTGGGCACAACTGCGCTAACCTTTGAGGTGGTCGCAGGGCGCACGGGCATTGTGGCAGGAACCTACCGCAGCTTGACCGTAGATAAAAACGGCCGGGTAATTGCCGGCACTAACCCGACGACGTTGGCTGGCAGCGGGATCACTGATGCGCTGTCGAGTAATGGCGGCGTTTTGGCCGGACCTGTCCAGTTGACGGAAAACAGCCGGGTCTATGTCTCCCCTGGAAGCACTGCTGCATGGGGACTGGGGATGTTTGCCGGTGTGCCTGCTGCGATTAAAGGAGGGGTTGGGTTTTACGGAGGTGCTGACGGCGTATTCAAGACGGCATTTATCGGCCTTGGGACTGATCCATGGGCCGCTGGGCCTGGCATACGTATAAAGGCAGATGGGGCTGTGGAGATCGGTGGCACGTTAGCGGGTAATGGGGCGGGTTTGTACTCTGTGCCATTTTCTGCGCTTACGGGCGTTCCGACCACACTGTCTGCCTATGGAATTACAGCCGCTAGTCAGGATGAGGCCGAGCAAGGTTCCGACACAAATAAGCCGATGACTGCGCTACGGGTTTGGCAGGCGATTGCGGCGAAAGTTAAGCAGGCAACAGAGAGTTCTTTCGGTTGGGTGCAAATTGCAACTCAGACGGCTGTAAGTACAGGCACTGATGATCGAGTGGTTGTTACCCCTAAGACTCTGGACTTTCGACTGAGCCAACTGCTTATCCAGGCTACTGAGGCCGTCTTTGGGTGGGCAAAAGTAGCAAATCAGGCCGCCGTAAATGCCGGTTTAAACGATGCGGCATATGTGACCCCGAAGAAGTTAAGGTTTGGTTTTCTTCTGAGTCTCGCCGACAACGGGTATGTAGGGCTTCCAACGTGGATGGGGGGGGTCATTATTCAGTGGGGGTATACGCCGGCAACTGTTATGGATAGCGACGTTACGACAAGCTTTCCTATTGCCTTTCCTACAGCTTGCCGCTCGGCAATCCCTCAAGCAGCGAACCCTGCTGGCAGCTTAGATCTGGATTCGGGTCCGCAACTTAAAAGCATCTCTGCGTCTAGTTTTACATGTCGCATTCAAAACTATGTCGGCGGTTCTGCCGCCCCTGTCGGCTTTTACTGGCTGGCCATCGGTCATTGAGGGTTAATTATGCGGCTCTATAGCAAAACTACCGGTAGCACCTATATGAAAGGTGTGCATGCCGATATCCCTGGCGATGCGATTGAAATCACCGAGGATTTGTATCTGTCAGTGATTGGAAATCCTCCGCCAGGGAAAGTAAGAAGTCACGATGGAAATGGCCTTCCTTACTTGGTCGATACGCCGGAGATATCCCGTGACCCTGCGGTGGTTGAGCGGGAGTGGCGCGATACTGAGCTGGCTTCGGTTATGTGGTTGCGCGAGCGTCATCGTGATCAGCAAGAAATTGGCGGTAATACAACGTTGCAGGGCGAGCAGTTCGTCGAGTTGTTGGCATACATGCAAGCGTTGCGGGACTGGCCGCAATCTCCTGAATTTCCGGATAGCGCAGATCGGCCACTCGCCCCAGCGTGGATTGCAGACCAA